TATGAAGAAGTAGAAGAGTTTGACTCTAATCCTACTATTGTAACTGAAGAACATCTAAAAGGCAAACCAAGAATTGACTTGAATTAATAACAAAGCCTGGCTTAAGTAAAAATTAGGCTGGGCTTTTTAAGTTTATATGTATATGAAACTAATAGAATATGTAAATTTTGAAATAAAAATAAGTGATGAGGCACTACTTGTGAAGCCTATTAGGGTATTGTTTAATAAGGATAGAAGTCAAAGTAAAGAGCAGTTTATAAAGCAGATGAGTTATTTATATTTTTATACTGATCCTAGAAGTTCATATAACTATATAACTAATGATGAGGAGAGATCTAAAGCTATTATAACTCAAGAAGGATTACCTAAAGATTTTAAACCATCTAAGGAATTGGAAGAGGCTATTAATATATATAAGCAACTTGTTACTACTACTTCTTTATTACTTTTACAAGATACTAGGGTAGCTATAGACAAGGTTAGAGACTTTCTAAGAAATGTTGACTTGACCCTACTGGATGATAAAGGGAAACCTGTATATACTATTAATAGTATAACATCAGCAATAAAACAAATACCTCAGTTAGCTAAGGATCTGGCAGAAGCAGAAAAACTGGTTACTAAAGAAATTGAAGAACAGGGCAGAGCTAGAGGTAGTCAAGGAAGTAAGACATTAATGGATGATGGAATATTATCATGAGAATAGAGGATTATATAGAAGCATTAAATAGGTTAAGAGAGTTAAAAGGATTAAAAGGGTTTTATGTTATTCAGAAAAATAAAGAACCCAATCCACAGTTTAAAGCATATAAAACTATAACTTATACTCTCTGGTTAGTAGTAAATCAAAATAAAGAAAAGGTGCTGACTACTCAGGTTACTGATAGAATAGTTGACTCTAATATTGAGCAAGTAGAAAGGGAGATTAATATATCCTTTATATTAGAACTTTTTAAAATGATTGAAGATGGAATTTAATAGTTATCAAAGTACACTAGAAGAGTTGAAGGTTGATAAGGAGCCTCAAGAGATTCAAGATCAGTTTTTTGATTTTATTAATAATGTTCCTTATATAAGGTCTCTTATATCTCCTGATAGGTTGGTTACTAAGGATATACCTAAAGATAATGAAGGTAAGATTATAGTAGACATAACTAATCCTCATATCTTGGAAAATATGGACTATTTCAGACCATCAGCTTTGCATTTTCAAAAGACAGGTAAATACACTGATTTAAATCCTAATCCTAATCCAAATAGTGAGTATGGTAAGTGGATTAGAGAAGAAATAAGAAGATGTTATGAGGGCTATGTCAGGGAAGATGGTGAATGGATAACTGGAGATTATTACTTCTTTTTAAACTATTGTCCTATTCAATTAGCTAAGAAAGATAAGAAAGGAAAGACTATTAGAGTTATAGATTTTCCTAAAGTTTGGGAAGGTCACTACTATAAAACTCACTATTTAGATCAAGCTAGAAGTAAAGGAAGACATGCTATGGAATTAGCTAGTCGTGGCAAAGGTAAGAGTTATCTTGGTGCAGCTATGTTAGCTAAAAGATTTATACTTGGAGAATCAAAAGAAGTGAATAAAAAGGTACAGTGTGTTGTTACAGCATCTGAAAAGAAGTATATTCAGGGAGCTAATCAGATACTTGATATGTTTCAATACTATATTGATTTTAATGCCATTAATACACAATTTCCATCAAGAAGAATTAAGTCATCACTTAATGAACTTCAGTGGATTATGGGTTATATAGATGTAGACTCTAATACAAGAAGAGGTACTGAGAATAGTGTAATAGGTATTACATCTAAAGATGATGAATCTAAACTTAGAGGTTCCAGAGGTGTGTTATACTTATTAGAGGAGGCTGGTACTTTTTCCAGATTACTGACATTGTATAATATACTCAGGCCATCTGTAGAAGATGGTGATGATGTTTGGGGGTTAATATTTGGTTATGGTACAGCAGGTGACTCTGACTCAGACTTTAGTTCTATGCAAGAATTAATGTACAATCCAGTAGGTTATAATATTAACTCTGTTCCTAATGTATATGACAAAGAAGGGCAAGGTAGAAACAGGTTTACTTACTTTTTTCCTGGGTATATAAATAGAGCGGATTGTTATGATGATAATGGTAATTCTAATGTAACTAAGGCTATCTTAGAGATACTAAAAGATAGATATACAGTTAAATATAACTCATCTGATATTAACTCTATATCAAAGAGAATAGCTGAAATTCCTATTACCCCACAAGAGGCAATTCTTAAAACCAAGAACAATATATTTCCTATAACTGATCTTAATGAAAGACTGAATCAATTGGATAATAATCCTACTGAGTATAATGATGTGTATGTGGGTGATCTTATATTAGATAAGCAAGGCAGTATAACCTATACACCTTCAAGTAATAAACCTCTAAGGGAATTCCCATTGAAAGATAATAAAGCTGCTGGAGCTATAGAGATATTTAATATGCCTGAGAAAGATAATAATGGTAATATATTCCCAAATAGATATATAGCTGGATTAGACCCTATTGATGATGATTCTTCAAATACTTTGTCTTTGTATTCTATGTTTGTATTAGACCTATGGACAGATTCTATAGTAGCTGAATACACTGGTAGATTAGATTATGCTGATGATAATTTTGAAGTAACTAGAAAACTGTGTTTGTTTTATAATGCCAAATGCTTATATGAATCTAATAAAAAGGGAATTTATGCATATATGGCTAGGATGAACTGTTTATACTTATTAGCTGATGTTCCTGAGTATCTTAAGGATAAGGATATGGTTAAATATTCTACAGTTGGTAATAAAAGCAAGGGAGTTAATGCTAATAAGCCAATTAATGATTATGCCAATACTTTAATCAGGAATTGGTTAATACAACCAGTTACAATTATTAATAAAATAGATGGAGAAAATACTGAAGTTACTGTACCTAATTTATATAGATTAAGGAATAGAGCTTTAATTAAGGAGTTAATATTATTCAATCCTGATATAAATGTTGATAGAGTCAGAGCATTAGGCATGTTAATGTTATATAGAGAACAGTTTATGATTACTACACATGGTGATCTTAAAATGAAGGAAGATATAGGTTCTGATTTAGCCAATGATCCCTTCTTCACTGATAACTATGATAAAAGGATGAATAATAACAGGATTAACTGGTATCCTACAAGGCAGTAAATTTAGTAAAGAGTGTAAGTAGGTATAAATAATTCACTTATGGTATTGCATGGGTAGGTTATTTTACTTACTTTTGCACTATCTAATAGAAGTTATATGGAAGATAGATATATAATATACTTACATGTTAATAAGATTAACAATAAAGTATATGTAGAAATCACTAAACATTCTAATCCTGAGTTAAGATGGAGATATAAGAGAAAGGAGATAAATAATGGATAATCAGTTTGCCAATTTCCCCCGACAAATGTTACCTTTCAGTGCTAAAACTAAATCATGGAGACGTAGCTGCGTCCTGTGGGCTAATAATAAGACATTCTTTAATTATAGTCTTGTCAGAAAGTCTGTTGTCCATAAGCAGATTAATTACAATCTTCTTAGAGGAAAGATTAATATGCAGGATATGCAACTAGTATTGAATCCTGATGACTTGAAGGCAGGATATATACCAGATAGAATACAGCATTATCCTATAATGAATAGTAAGCTGAATGTTCTAAGAGGGGAAGAAAGTAAGAGAGTCTTTGATTTTAGAGTAGTTGTAACTAACCCGCTGGCTATATCAGAGATTGAGAATAATAAGAAGAATGAGTTATTACAAAGACTTCAAGAAGAGGTTAGTGACACTTCTCAAAGTGAAGATGAGTTCAATGAAAAGCTTGAAAAGCTCAATGATTACTTTACTTATGAATGGCAGGATTTAAAAGAGATTAGAGCTAATGCTCTCCTCAATCATTATATTAAGGAATATGATATTCCTCTTATATTTAATGAAGGTTTCATGGATGCTATGGCTGTTGGTGAAGAGTTTTACCAATGTGATATAGTAGGTGGTGAACCAGTAGTAGAGAGATTGAATCCTCTTAAAGAAAGAGTGTTTAAAGCAGGTTACAGTAACAAGGTAGAAGATGCTGATATTATCATAGTTGAAGACTATTGGAGTCCAGGCAGAGTTATAGATACATGGTATGATGTACTGACACAGCAAGATATTAAGTATATTGAGTCTTTGCCTGATCATATAGGTCAGAATACTGTGGATAGTATGGATAATATAGATGAAAGATATGGCTTTGTCAATGCCAATATGATTGGTGATGAGGTTACAACTTCAGATGGATTCTATTTTGACCCTGCTAATTTATTCCCTGAAAGTGTAGGTACATCACTTCTTCCTTATGATTTAGCTGGTAATCTAAGAGTACTTAGAGTATATTGGAAATCAAAGAGAAAGGTTAAAAAGGTTAAGTCTTACAATCCTGAAACAGGTGAAGAGGAATATAACTTCTATCCGGAAGATTATGAAATAGATAGAAATAGAGGTGAAGAGGAGTACTCTATGTGGATTAATGAAGCATGGGAAGGTACTATGATTGGTAATGAGATATTTGTTAATATGAGACCTAGATTGGTTCAATATAACAGACTATCAAATCCATCAAGATGTCACTTTGGTATTATAGGTTCTATCTATAACTTAAATCAAGGAAGACCTTTCAGTTTAGTAGATATGATGAAGCCTTATAACTATCTTTATGATACTATTCATGATAGATTGAATAAGGCTATAGCTAATAACTGGGGAGCATTAGTTAGAATGGATTTAGCTAAGGTTCCTAAAGGCTGGGAAGTTGATAAATGGATGTACTATGCTAAGGTTAATCATATTCTGGTAGAGGATAGTTTTAAAGAAGGTAACTATGGTGCTGCCAGTGGTAAGTTAGCTGGTGCACTTAACAATGCTTCTACTGGTGGTATTAACTTAGACCAAGGTAATTACATTCAGCAATTAGTCAATCTGCTTGAATTTATCAAGATGGAGATGGCTGAAGTTGCAGGTATTACTAAACAAAGAGAAGGTCAAATTAGTAATAGAGAGACTGTTGGAGGTGTAGAAAGAGCTACTCTTCAATCATCACATATTACTGAATGGTTGTTCATTCAACATGATGATGTCAAGAAGAGAGTACTTGAGTGCTTACTTGAAACAGCTAAGATAGCTCTTAAAGGCAGGTCTAAGAAGTTCCAGTACATATTATCAGATACATCTGCCAGAATAATGGAGATTGATGGTGATGAATTTGCTGAAGCTGACTATGGTTTAGTTGTAGATAATAGCAATGGAACTCAGGAACTCAATAGTAAATTAGATTCTTTAGCTCAGGCTGCACTTCAAACTCAGACTTTATCCTTCTCTACTATCACTAAGCTCTACACTTCAAGTAGCTTAGCTGAAAAACAAAGATTGATTGAAAAAGATGAGCAGGAGATCAGGCAAAGACAACAGAAAGCTCAGCAAGAACAGCTACAGGCTCAACAGAATATAGCTCAAGCTCAAATGCAACAGAAGCAAGCTGAAATGCAGTTAAAGGATACTATGAATGTCAGAGATAATGAGACTGCAATTCTAATAGCTCAAATGGGTAAATATGCTAATGAGGAGACTAGTGAGGATGTTGAGTTTAGTGAAGAGGCTAAAGCTAATCTACAAGAAAAAATTAGAGAATTCAATAAGAAGTTAGCCTTTGATAATAAGAAGCTAAGAATTGAAAGTCAGTTAAAGAAAGAACAAATAAATAAGAAACCAAATAATACTAAATAATATGAGAAGATATAATGGTATAGTTGAGTCAGAATCTGCACCATCAAAGTTTGATTTGTGGATGTTTAGAGGCTCATTAAAGTACTTTGGCCCTAATGGCTGGGCTAATGTTTCTTCAGGTGAAACACAAGACTTGGCTAAGGTAGCTTATAGTGGTGATTATAGTGATTTGATTAACACTCCTGCTATCCCAGAACCTTACACACTGCCTGCTGCAACTACAAGTGCAATTGGTGGAGTGAAGAAAGCTGCTAATGTGGCTAATTTAGCTGGTGGGGCTGAGTTAGCAGCAGTAGTTACTCAGGTTAATGCAATTCTGTCTGCATTGAAAGTGGCGGATATTATGGTTAATGACACAAATTAATACGTTATGTACTTTACACAAGAGGATTATAGAAAAATAGAAGCATATCTGAAATCAAAAGCAGCTAGAGATACTGGTTTTGATTCAGCTACTACTCCTCTTCAAGGAAATGAGACTATAGTTCTAGTTCAGGGTGGTAAGAATGTAAATACTACTGTCAGTGATATAGTAAGTCAGTTCTTCGCATTAGGAGTATCAGACTTTATCAATGTCACTGATAAGTATGGTATATCTTATAATACTCTTGATGAAGCTATTGGAGTTATACCTTGGAGAAGTAGAAAAGTAGGTCAGGTTATTACCTTCCTGAATGAACAAGGTGAATGGCACTTGTACCAATATCAAGGTGAGTCTGTTCTAACTTGGAATAACACTACTTTATGGGTAGACTTACTTGAGTCTAGAATTGTTAACTCTATACTTCCTGATCAAGAAGACTTAACTATGACTGAACCTGATGCTGATGGTAATTCCTATATGCATTTCAAGGATAAAGACTATAGTATAGATGACTTCTCAGGTTTGGGTAGAGTATATTTAAGAAAGAACTTACAGACTCTTACAGACCCTGATACAGGTGAAACCAGATTAATTAACTGCCTTACTCAAACTATGGTTGGTAAGGAGAATGTTATTTATCATATACAGTATGATTATAATCTTAATGGTCAGACTATAATCATACCAGAAGGTTGTGTTCTTTTATTTGAAGGAGGTTCTATATCTAATGGTACTATCAATTTTAGTAATACCCTACTTAGCGGTGATATTAAAATTAATACAGAATTATCAGGTAGTCTGAAAAATAATAAAATTGAAGTTAATTGGTTTAATGTTGATAATACAGGAAGTATAGATTCAACAAATATAATAAATAAAATTTTAGAAATAAGTTCTGGAAAAGAAGTTATTTTTAATGGAACTTATAAAGTAAATCCAATAGCTTCAAGTAGTAAAGAATATGATGGAGGTATAAGACCTATAAGTAATCAGACTTTAAGATTTCAAGAAGAGACAAAAATTATAATAGATTCTCAAAATGCTTTATATTATTCTATCATTAGTGTATATAAAGTGTCCAATGTTAATATAATAGGAGCTATAGTTGAAGGAGATATAAGTACTCATTTAACTAATGAAGGAGAATTTG